TTTATGCCTCTGTTGGCCCATTCGCTGAACAATAAGTTCAGGCTTCTGCGAGCTGTCTCAGCTTGGTAGCCTGTGCGAGTTTGGTTATCAATGCCGCAACGCTCATATGCCTCGGTGATTATCTCCTCAACATCGGGTCTGAATGCGACTGTTCCTGAAGTAGCCATTATGTCACTCCATCATTTTTTATGTAAACAAACTCCATTGATGCGGAGACATTAAAGCTAACAGATCCAGAGGAAGAAAATGCCCTCATCTCTAAGTCTGTTTTTTCTGTAAACTTTAACGGGAAAGTGTAAAACTGTTCGTGTGTGGCATCTGTCAGGGTAAATCTTTCCTTTATCTGGAAGACTTCTCCGTATGGCCTAGCAACAAGACTGGCATTTAAAAGAGCTTTGGTGTTGGTAGATGTTCCTGTAGATAAAGACATCTTTGTAAGGAACGCTGTATATCCTGCGGGAACTGTCCAAAGACTCATTAATGTTTGGTTATCTCCATCGCCATTGATGCTAAGATAAACATTAGCAGGAACTCCAGCGGTCACTGTGCCTGTTCCTGCGTAAATTGTGCCAGCATTTGCGCCACCACTACCTGCGCTGCGAACAATGCCACGATTTATACGGAGGTAAGACTTTGTGGTGTTAACTGCTGTTTGTCCGTTTAATGTGACAACTTCGTTTATTTCGTTGTAATCGGCGTCTAGGCCAAAAACTTCTACTGTTCTTGCACCAGTCCCTGCAGCAGTGTCATCAGTTGAACTGCTTGATACAGTCATTACTGTAGCTGACGCAGGATAAGCGTACAAGCCACCTTGTTCCCAGATGGTTTCTTTTGTGGCTCCGACATCGTTGTTGTAACCGAACTTAAAGACAGTTTTGTGGTAAGGTATCTGGCCACGAGAAATTTGGAGCTCGAATGGCTCCGTTGTCCCGACCCTACTTATAGAAGAGACTTGAGCCATCCGATCCTCCTTAATATTCTTTAGCCACCCTCAGAACTACCTGATAAGCATCACCTGCTGCACCTGCACCTGTCGTGGTGAATTTTACATCACCCGTCGGAGTTGTGCCGTATGAAGAGCTCGATGGAAGTCCACCGAACTTTTCAAAGCTGTGATAGCCTTGTTGGTTCTCAGCCAAGTGCAATATGATTACATCGGTGGCAGCATCAGCCAACACCTCAACAGTCATGCCTTGTATGATCCACCAACACTCAAGTATTCTGACGCCTGTGCATGGATCGCCGTTGGAATTGTTAACCAAAGACGAAACATCAATCTTAGTGACTGCACTTTCATTCCCTGTATCAACATACTGGTATTGAAAAGCGAACACAGCCTCACGAGGGTTGTCGGCTATCGTAGTGGTTGTTACGATATCAGCCATTCGTCACCCTCCTAAATTATGATAGTGCCGCACCAACAGCAGTAACCCAAGCAGCTCCTGTGTTAATGACTAGGCAATATTCATTGTCGCCAGCGCCATTGTCACTTACGATATAAACTGTGCCGACTGTAGTGTCTGCTGCTGCTGGTAAATCTGCAGTTAATACAACTGGGACTTCAAACCCATTGTTGGACTTCACTGGTCCTGTAAAAGTTGATCGAGCCATTTTTATCTCCTGTCGTGGCTAGTGTCTGCCGAAGCAGTCAGGATTGTAAGGGGAGGGTTGCCCCTCCCCAAAGTTTTACGCTGCGCCTTCAGAACCGAAGATGCCACGCCAGTCAGTGAAACCGAACGAATAACGCTCGCGCACTTTATAGCGGACATTGCCAGTTTCAAAGTCGCCTTCCATGCCTTTTTTCAAAGGTGAACGCTGGAAGTGCTTCAGACCATCAGGCACATCTGTCATGATGTAGAATGCATCTGAGTCAGTCAAACGACGCATCACGTGATAACCTTGCGGTAGGAATCCACCTGCACGGATCGCGTTGATGTCGTTGTCTGCTGTGCCTGTGCGCAGTTGTGATTCAAGCAAACGCTCTGCCACAAAGGTGTATGCAGTGGGGATGACTAGCATTGTGCCTTGTGCAGCAATACGAAGTCCACGATCGTCCTTCATGTCTGCGATTTGAATCAGCATCTGCTCCAGAGAAGTCTCTGAAAGGTCAGCTGCGGTTGCTAATGTGTTTGACTGATCGCCTGAACGAGTCGGGTGGTCAGTTGCACACAATGTTTTACCGTCACCACCAGTTACACCAGAACCTGAGAATGCGTTGTTAAGAACATTCGCAGCCTTGATCTCTTTGGTCGATGCCATTGAGCGTGCAAGAGCTTTGGTGTAGCGTGAAGCAATCGAGCCATATAGGCCATCCTCTTCTGCTTCCTCAGTGATTGAGAATGCAAGAGCGATTGTCTCGTGCTGGTAACGAGCAGTCCACTGTTGTGAAGCAGCATCATAAGAGATTGCCGCACCTTCACCCTTAACAGGTGCATTGCCGAAGCCTTCCAATAGGACGTCTTCTTCAAATGCTTTCTGTGAAGAGTTAGTTTCAAAAACAGCTTCCCACTCTGGTGGATAAGTGTCGTACTCGAGGCCAAAGAGGGTGTTTAGTCCTGGCTCGAGCATTTTTGCAAATTGTGCTCTATTCATTGCCATTTGTCATTCCCTCCTTAAATGCCAGCTGTGCCTTTCAGGAGATGCTCATTGATAAGCACTTCCATGACCGCATTCGCGCCAAACGCATTCTCAGGTGCGTCATACAACGCAATGATTTTCGTTTGAGCGGAGGCTGCTGCCATGGTTCCTGAAATTTCGAAGCCAGACTGACCTGTGAGTGTTGAGCCTGCACCAGCAACAATATCAGCACAGTTGCCGATGTTGGTCTGAGCAGGAGATCCAGCGGATTGAACTTTGAAAACAATATACGGGTCATCGTAAACGAATGCGATAATATCCGTAGCTGTTGTTCCCGAAGGCCAATATTCGCTGTAGACGTATGAGCCATCACTTGCAGTGTATGAACATCCTGCGAACACACCTACCACATTAGTCTCTGTAGCACCTGCAGGTTGAAGAGTGCCATCCGCTGCGAGGATGACCGCATCACCATTGAAGATGTTTTCTGCGAGACCAGAAGTAATAGTGTATTTGTTAGCACGAGGTGCATAACCGCTCATGTGGCGAACTGGGACGAACCCAAAGGCTGCATCTGCATTTGCCATTTTCGCTACTCCTTATAGCAGTTAATCATCAGCCATCACCGAGATATCTCGGCCACGACTACTCGAAGATTTCCGATCTTGTTGAATCGGAATGCCCCCAGTCCTTGCCATCGCATCAAGCTCTCCTGGAATTGATTCGTTCTGTTCATCATTACGTTGGTTATAGTAAGCCTTCATAGATTTGAACTTATCTTTTGGCATCTCACACAGGATCATGCCTTCAACTCCGATTGAACCTGCCCACTGCCCATGATTGATAGTTGGGAATCTCTGATCTTTCACAGTGTCAGCAGGGCGAGGGTTCCAGCCTGCACGCATACGTTTGTATACGTTGTCTGGAGTATCCCTACCCTGAATCGAGGTAGCAATCCATCGTTGGACCATCCCAGGACGGGGATCAGGTGCGTCCAACAACGATGGTGGTTTCCATGCTGCCTCTTCACGAGGTGCACGGACTTCTGAGCGTTCTTCGCTTGCACGAACATTTCGTTTTTGTGTCATAGTTCTATCCTCTTGCCTGTTTTTGGATCTCTGCAGCGTACTGCTTCAATCCTTTTTCATCAGTAATGCCTAGTTCCCTAGCCATTCGGAGTTGATCCTGTGACATGCGAACACGCCCACCCTTGTAGGAAGATCCGCCTGTAGTAGGGGCGACTGGTGATCTACTTTTTGATTTCCTACCAGAGATCTGACCTGAGTTTAGCTCAGGAAACACTTTAAGTAAACGATTATTTAACTGATCGTAATATTCTTCAGAATCCTTGTCGTATCCTTCAAGGTCCAATTGAACATCAATCGACCGTGCCATAGCAGTTTCGCGCTCAAAGCCTTGTGCGTTGAACCAGCGGTTCTTCTCCCACCAATCCATAGCTTTTTTGGGTGCTGGTGCTTGGGCAACTTGCTCTGCTCGGCCAACAGTCGGTGAGACTGCTTGTTGGGCGCGAGCTTGCTTTTGCATTTCTGCGATGCGCATTGCTGCACGCATATCAGCTAGCTGTTCGCTAAAACTGACCTGTGCATTTGTGTCGCCATTTTCAACAGCTTTAGCCAATGCCTTTTTAGTTTGCTCGTAACGCTTGTTGAATGCGTTTTCAGCTGCATGGGCACTGCCTTGCTCCAATCGCTCAAGGCGAGCTTTGAGTTGGGCTGTTTCGTCTTGAAACTGCTTGGCTTGCAATTCTGCTTCACGACGTTGGTCTACGAGCTTTTTAATTCGCTTTTGGACCTTTTCGCCGTATTCTGGCTCTTCATCTTCTTGTTTCGCAGCTTGCTGCTCCTCTGCGGAATCAGACTCGTCTGTGATTTCGATTTCGAGCTCATCAGTTTGACCAGCTTTACGCTTGGTCTCATTGATTTCGTCTTGTATTTCTTTCAAGACATCTTCTTGATCAGACATGGTTGGCGTCCTCCATGGTTTATCGCCTATGATTCTACGTATGAAGTTATCTCTGCGTCCTCAGGCAAGATTGATGTAATCTCGTCATCGTTAAGCAAAAGCAGCTTCACACCATTGATTGTTAGTTTTTGGCCTGCATACTTACCGTAAGTAACACGTGCACCAATTTGAGGCCAATCGCCTTTCCAAGAATTGCCAGTGTCGCGGTCGCGATATGCTAGATCCCCCATAGCCAGGATTCGGCCATGAGCAGTCAGATATTCTTCGTTTTCTTGACTGGTGGACGGAAGTAATATGCCGCCTTTGGTCTTTTTCTTGACCTGATTAGGCTGAACTAAAACTTTCCACCCCATTGGCTTGGGGAACTTGTGCGAACCTAGTGTTTGTTCGCTTTCCTCATCTTTGATGAGGTCAATTGCATGTGGATGAGACATGATTTATACATCCTCTTCGTCATCTAGTTTTTTCATCATATCGCTGATGATGCTGTTTGCCCTTTCGAGACCCTCAGCAACACCAACGCTCTTTTTATATGCTTCAAAGCTACTCATCTGACCCAGAAGCATATTCTGAGCTATCGAGTTCTGTTCCTCCGTCAGAGTTTTTTGGATCTTTTTCAGCAGATCTATTACTGTCATTATGCAACTCCGCTTTCGCAGCGCCAGAGACGCCTGTCACGAACACCTCGACAACATTACTTTCAGGCTTATTTACCATAGCCTTTTTTCTTCTTCATCGTTTTCTTTTTCTTTTTGACCATTGGTTTTTTCTTTTTCATTCCATGCTTCATGGTTTTGCCTCCTTTGGACATCAGTGAAGAAAATGATGCTCTATTCAACTTTACCTCCGTTTTGACCAGAAGGCAACTGAGATAGTGCACCTGTTGTTGTAATGCCGCCAACGCTTAAAAACTTCATTAAGTCTCCGAGTGTGCCAACATTACGTCCACCCCTGCTGGGGATCTGCATTTGAGAAACTTCATCGTAAACTGTTGCCGATGGATCAACCTTTTTCAATGACTTCTCGCTGCCGACAGGAATCATCCTGACCAGCGAAACTGGGTTGCCTTCTGCGTCCAAGGCTCTG